GTGAAGTAATCACGGGCATGATTACCACTGGAACTGTAACGTTGGTCTACGCGCCTTCAGGGGCCGGTAAGACGGTCTGGGCTTTGGGTAGCCTGTTTCAATCTATTCGCAATAATTTAATTAAAGGCTCGGATGTCATCTACTTTAACGAAGATGACGGGGCCAGAGGCGTAGTGCAGAAGGCAAAGATGGGCCAGAAGCACGGGATGTCAATGATCACTCTGGCTACCAGCAACGATCCTGGATTGCGAACTACCCAAGATGCCTTGGGTTTACTGAACATGATACGCCTTGAGGGTCACGCCAACGGCAAAATAGTTATTTGTGACACCCTTAAGAAGTTTGCCCCAGTTCTAAACAAGGGCGATATGCGGAACATCCTCCATGTATTTAGGCAGTTCGCCCAAGCTGGCGGAACCGTCATTCTTCTGGGCCACTGTAACAAGCATCGATCGCTCGATGGCCGATTAATCTATGAGGGCGTGGGCGACCTTAAAGCTGACGTTGACAATATGTTTGGCCTTGACCCGCTCAACGACAAATTCTCAGACCACCAAGAGCTTCTCGTCATAAATGAAAAGGATCGTAAGCAGATTTCCTTTTCTGGCGGCTTCCGATACAGGCAGACCAGCGACGCCGTGGGCTATGAAGAGTCCGTAGATTCCGTTGAATTTATGGATGATGATGACATCGGTGATCTGAAGAAAAAGCAGCAGTCGCAGATTAACATCGGAAAGGCTTTTTCCAAGTATGAAGATGAAGTGTTGTTTTTAGAGTCTGCGATGAAGGGCGGTGCCGAGTATAGTCAGGCAGAATTATTCAGGATGCTGGCTGATGAAGACCTTAACCCCAACGAATGCACTAAAAAGACTTTGCGGAACTGCATGGATCTACTGAAAAACAATATGTTGAAGCTTCGCAGAAACCCCACGAACAATGCCAAAAATTACCGATGGCGGGGTGAAAACTGGTGAGAAAAAAACGTGAGGAAAATCATCGGTTTGCCCACATTGCCCACTCTGCCCCTGTTTTAGGGGGCGGCCCCCCAGAACAAGGGCCAAGTGGGCCAAGTGGGCATATTCTTGATTTTATTGAACTTTTTATTTGGCCTGAAAATCATGGGGTTCCCGCTAGGACACACAGACTTAGATGCTTAGGGAATGCTGTAGTACCGCAGATACCAGAGTTGATTGGTAGGCAGATTATGGAGAATGGCGCATGACGAAAAACTTAACAATAGACAATGATTTCCGCGACTTGATACCGCCTTTGCGGCTAGATGAGCGGGCAGAGCTAGAGGCCAGTATTCAGCAGGACGGTTGCCGAGACCCCCTTACTGTGTGGTCTGGGACGGTCATAGATGGTCACAACCGATACGAAATTTGCACCCGCCTTTCCATGCCGTTTGAGGTGGTAGAAAAGGAATTCGACAGCAAGGTGGACGCCCTTATCTGGATTCGCCGCAACCAATTGGCTCGGCGAAACCTGACTGATGACCAAAGGGCGATCAACGCGGAACGGTTGCGTCAGCTTGAAAGCCAGAAAGTCAAAAGTGCTGCGGCCACAGCACGAAATCTTCAGCGGTCAAACTCGGACAACGTGTCCGACCATGAACCTGACAAGAAGCCTAAGCGCGATACCCGCAAGGAAATGGCAGAAAACAGTAAGTTGCCAGAACGCAAGCTGCGAGGTGCGGCATTGGTAATTAAGGAGCGACCCGATTTGGCCGACAAAGTAGAGCAGGGCGAAATCAAAATGGCTGACGCAGTTCGAGAAATCAAACGCGCCGAGGTCGTTGCCAGCCTTGAGTCAGTTGAGGCCCGCGAGCAGAAAGCGCTAGAAGGCGTCTACGATGTCATTGTGATTGACCCTCCTTGGCCTATGCAGAAGATTGATCGGGATGAGCGTCAGAATCAGGTGGCGTTTGATTATCCAACCATGTCAGAGACGGAGATGGCAGACATGAAAATGCCTTCCGCTGATGACTGCCATATGTGGCTATGGACTACCCATAAGTTTCTGCCGATGGCTTTGCGACTAAGTGAGGGCTGGGGGTTTAAATATGTCTGCACCTTTGTTTGGCACAAGCCGGGGGGCTTTCAGCCAATCGGCCTGCCCCAGTACAACTGCGAATTTGCTTTGTATTGCCGCAAAGGGTCGCCAAAGTTTCTTGATACCAAGGCATTTTCGACCTGCTTTGAGGCTCCCAGAGGGGGTCATAGCGAAAAGCCAGAAGAGTTTTACGATGTTGTAAGGCGCGTTACTGGTGGTAGAAGAATAGATATTTTCAACCGCCGCAAGATAGAAGGGTTTGACGTTTGGGGGAAAGAGGCCGCTGATGAGTAATTGGGAAAACGATAAGCGTTGGTCTGACAGGTTTTTGCCCGAAATTAAAGGGATAATTGGCACCCATCTGATTACTGAGCCGCCCTATGAAGAGGACGCCGAGAGGAATACCGACCTAATGGTTTTGAGGCTTGATGCAATCCGGATCGGGTGTAGAGTTCGCAAGTTCAAATTTTCAGGGGCTTATCCTAGCGAGTTCACCATTCGCACGGCACGCCCTAGCGGCGCACAAACAGAGCTAGGCAAAATTATAGAGGGCTGGGGAGATTACTTCTTTTACGGTTTTTCAGACGCGCAAGAGTCCGGTTTATTTTCTTGGTCTTTATGCGACTTAAAAGTTTTCAGGTCTTGGTTTAGTCGTGAGCTTGTACGCAATAAGGGAAAGATGCCTGGACAACAAAAGTTAAACCATGATGGATCAAGCTCTTTTGCGGCCTTTGACATAAGCGATCTTCCAGAAAGCTTTGTCTTGGCGAGGGGCTAAGATGGACGGTCACAGGTGGATAGTCGATCGCAAGGAAAAGCTGGAGTTCTTTGTAAGGTTTGTCAAAGATCAATTTGAGCAGGGAAGTCACCACCTGTACTCCATCAAGCCAGCAGGCAGGACTGAGCAGCAGAACAACGCCATGCACCTATGGTTCAGGCAGATGGCAGAACAACTGAACGACGCTGGATATTCCAACAAGCACCCTTTCAACGATCAGGTTGAGATACCGTTTACTGAAGGGCTGGTGAAAGAGATGCTGTACAAGCCCATCATAAAGGCCATGTATCAAAAAACCTCAACCACAAGGCTAACGGGTAGGGAGCTAAGCGAAGCCGCTGAGGTGCTTGTGCGGTGGCTCTCAGAGCATAAAGGGATTTATGCCCCGTTCCCGCAAACATTGAAGGATGAGTTATGAAGAATGATGCACAACTGGCAATAAAGGCCGCAGAGTCTATGGCCCAGAGAATGAAGCAAGACGTAGCAATAATGATGGGTCTCAGCACCACGCTGCTCAAGGATGTCCAAGAGCCGCCTCTTGAGATAATCCGCTATGCGGGGCCAAAAGATGAATCCTTTTAATCTGACAGAACCATCCTGCATCAGCTTTAGCGGGGGTAGAACCAGCGCCTATATGCTATGGCGTTTCATTGAGGCAAACGATGGCTTGCCCGATGACTGCATTGTGACGTTTGCCAACACGGGCAAAGAGGCGGAAGAAACATTGGAATTTGTTAGGGATTGCGGCAAGCGTTGGGACGTTCCGATTGTTTGGCTTGAGTATCGAGATAAGGGCGCCGGGAAAGACAATTTTACGGTCGTTAGCTTTGAAACTGCCTCGAGAAAGGGCGAGCCGTTCGAGGAAGTAATTCAACGATACGGGAAGTTACCGAACCCGGCCCAGCGGTGGTGTACCGGCAAGCTAAAAATAGTGCCTATTTCTGCTTATCTGCTATCCATTGGCATTACAGAATCGCTTGCAGAGGGCGAGCGGTTAAGCGTTATTGGTATTAGGGCTGATGAGCAACGTCGAGCCGCCAAGATAGAGCCGCATCGCAGGCCGCTAGTGTCGGCCGGCGTGACAAAAGAAACCGTATCTGCGTTTTGGGCGGAGCAGTCTTTCGATCTTGGCTTGCCGAGTATTGGCGGTGAAACGCCTCGCGGTAACTGTGACCTTTGTTATCTAAAAGGCTCGACTCTCATCGCGTCGCTGATTGAGGAAGAGCCAGAACGCGCTGATTGGTGGGCGAGGATGGAGCAAATCATAACTGACCGAATCGGTAACAATGGCGTTGGTAATCGCTGGCGCGCTGACCGCCCCACCTATAAGCAGATGCAAATCATAGCCAGAGAACAAGGCCAGCTCGATTTAGCTGGAGATGAAACAATATCGTGTTTTTGTGGAGATTGAGATGATAATTGAATTTACTGGTAGTGAAGGCACCGACCACGACGGCCTGAGCG